CAAGCGCTGCATCGACGAGTTCCATATCTACTTTCACGCCTCGCCAGTTGATATCTTGGTCGAGTAACCAGTACTCGTGCTCGATAGCCGGTGGTTTCAGCGAAAGTAAGCGTTTACGAATTGCCTTTTCTACTACCACGTCCTGGCGGTTATACTCAATGTATTCCGCCCATTTCTCAGGCGCATCCTCCGGCATATTTCGTGTCTTAGGATTTGTCTTAGTAGGCTTACGCGGTACAGAAAAGAACTGAATTAGGCGTTTACCTCTTGAGTCTTTGGCTTCTCCTAATTTCAAAGCCTTTGACACATTGTCGAGACTTGCAGGTAAACTGCAATATAACGCTAGTACAGAGGTACATTCCCAGTTCGTGTAATCCGCATCAGGAAAGTACTTTTTTAGACAAAGCATTTCGAATGCTGCGTTGAAAGCGGTCTTTGTAATTTCCTTGTTATACAAAGCGTCCACCACCCTTTCGGGTAGTGGATCCTTTGTCATATCAATTACTTCGACCGGTTCATCATCGAAGCTATAGGCAAAGAGCAGTATTTCAAATGTTGTATCATCAACGTATCGCTGAGCCCCATATTTAATAGGGCAGTCAGAATACGTTTCCACATCAATACTGAGCTCCATATATGCCTCCTTAGATTAAATCGTCATCGTCTAGGTCGCCTAAATCATCGTCTCCGAAGTCACTAGCAGATACATGAACACCACCTAGGCGGTCACCATCTTTAACTTTACGAACACCGTTTAGGCCAAAGCCTACACCTTTTTTACCATTGAAGTTATAAGCGAATACGGATAATGCGACCTGCGCGTACACACCGGAGTAGATTTCTTCTTCGATGTCGAATTGGTCCATCTTGATTTTGTCACGAGTGAATACGATAGGTTGTTTATCGCTATTCGCATTAATGAAGAACTTGCCAGCGTAAGTTTCAGGCTGGTCAGCTACTGCTTCATCGGTATCACCATCACGTAAGTTCAATTTAAGGTATGCTGCTTTACCTTCTACCTTAGCTACTGCTTTTGGATCAGCCTTAAGTTCTTCAATCGCACGTTCAAATGCTTTGATTGTCTTCTTATCTGTTTTATCAATAATAATTTGGGAGCTATATTTTGCTTTGCCGTCGTCGTTTTTACGAGGTTGAGCGATGTTAGCATAAGAAAGTCTTACAATTCCAGTTGTTAATTTAGCCATTGTTACGGTCTCCTTCTTTAAATGAATTATTTGTTAGCTTCTACTTCAGTCATTAATTTGTTTACGAGTGCTTCGAGTTTAGAAATACGGCTTTGCGCATCTTTGGCTTCAGCGATGTAATCAGAACCTTTACCAGTCTTAAATGCAAGGTTAACTGTGTATTGGTTCTCGCCACCTAACGTAGCACCAAAGCCAAGCATGATACGTTCATTAGGTCTAGCGAATACGCCGAGCGCTACTGCATTACTGTTACGGTAATGGCCGTAACTTACAGCATAGCTGACCTTATCATTTCTGTTAAAGTCTAATGGATGCAATCCAGCAAGTGCTGCGGAGCTTGCACCTAACTTATTAACACGTTGGCCAAGATTGTTGACCTTGTTGTTAATGTCATTAGCTAAGCCAATAGAACGATTTTCTAAAGTCGTGATACGCCCTTCGTGATTGTCTGCCACATGTTCAAGGCTTCTAATATCCGCTGTATTAGCAGTTACCTTTTGGCCAAGGGAGTTGATAGCAGATGTATTACCATTGATGTGGTTAGTGTTGTTGGCGATTGCGGTAGTATTACCTGCGATAGCTTGCTCATGATCATTCACCACATCGCCTAACATGTTCAAACCGATAGCCACATCTTTAATGATCGGTTTGTTTTTAGCAATTTGTTTAGCATTGGTTTCGATTTCGTCAATCGCAGCAAACAACTGGGAGCCGTTCACAGCGTCTAATGAATCAGCGGAGATTTTGCCGGCGCTAACATTCGTGAGTTGGCGGTTGTACTGAGTTACTCCGCCGGCACCTGCACGGGCTTTAGCGCCAAAACTTACCACGCTTGCCGGTTGCTCGCCTGCAAATACGTGGCGAGTGCCATTAATTGTGATACCATCAACACCAACGGCGCTATCTGTAACGCTGTTAGTACCGATTGCTACCGAATTCGCTTGGTCAGCAATCGTGTTGTTACCAAATGCAACGGCATCAGTGGCTAAGGATTTGGCATGAGTGCCAAATGTAAGAGCACCTTGACCATTAGATTCGGAATTAGACCCGAACACTAATTGTTCCTTTTGGGAACCAATTTTGTTGTTGTAGCCAACTACGGCGGACTGGCCACCTGCTACTGTGCCATTATTAGCGCCGACCACGACGGAGTTCTCACCAGTAACATTATTGGAGCGCCCAAAGGCCACGGAGCTTTCGCCTGATACGAAGGCACCATTGCCGATAGCAACGCTATCATAACTAGAGACACGAGCTTGATTACCGATGGCTACTGTGTACTCTACCAAGCTTTCCGCATGAGAACCAAAAGCGAAGGAGTTACGACCTGCTGCAGTGGCATTATTGCCACCAGCGAAGCCGTTTTCACCAGTTACAGTATTATTTGTACCAAACGCTAACGCATTATTAGCGTTGATGTTATTTTGGAAGCCCCATACTGCGGAGCTTGTAGAATTAGCGGAGATAGTATTATCTGTACCGCCTACTGTGTTATTACTAGTTGCACCAGCTACGTTTACTGCTAATGCGGAAATACCTAATACTAAAGTTGCTTTTTTAATGTTGTTCATCTCTTATACCTCATCTTCAAATTCATTCATCATTGTTTCAACTGTATTAATTGCTGGGCGTTTATCGCTTTCCGGTACAAGTGTAGGCTTGCCTTCCGGTTTTTCGATATATGCTTCTAAGTATTCGGCAACGCCCTTTTTACCGAGTACCTTTTGTAGATTTGTGATACCTTCTAGTTCTCGAGGCTTGAAGATTTCTTCTTCCTTGTAGCCGTTATCGAGTAATGTTTTAGCTGCAGCTTCCGGATCCGTTATGGTACGTCGTGATGTACCCTCGACTAATTTATATCCAGGCCATTGCTTTTCACCCGATAATGCCTTCTCGTACGCGAAATCGTAAACACCTTTAATCCATTTCGTTATTAAATCCTTCATCGCTAGGATGCCGGATACCTCATGGTCAGTAAGTAATTGATTGAGCTTACCGCCATTCTTATAGAATGTATCAAGGCAAGTATCTGCTAATGCCCGGCAAGTATGCCTTGCTTTACAGAAGTTACAGTAATCACAAGGTGTACATTCTCCGACACCGTCCCAGGCACGTTGTGCGATTGGCTTGATATCTTCGCCCCAATCAAGAAGTTCTTCAAGTGACATTTCGTCGGTAGACACACTATCGAGTCTTGGTTGAACGATCGTCATACGAACCGTTTTAATGTCATATAAGTACTCGTTTACATCGTAAGCACCTAATGCGTAGAGCCTCATTTGTGTGTTTTCAACGGCACTAACAGGAACACCTTTACCATATTTCAGGTCGATTACTTCCAGGATGCCGTCCGCTACGATTACCATGTCACCAGTACCAAAGCCCTCAGGTACCCATCTAGAGAAGTCGAGCCGTGCTTCAATCATGGCTTCCGCATCAGAAGAACGAGCACGAGCTTCGTTTACCTTCTCTTCGCAAATATCGACATATCGATTAACCGCTTCTATCATTTCAGCGGAGTAGTCGTCTAGCTTAGGGGCTTTCTTGCCTTCTAGCTTATGTCGTAGGATTGCTTCCGCCAGGTCGTGTGCTACAGTACCTTCCGCAGCATACGGAGATTGTTCATCAGGGAACATCGCTTCCAGTCTTGCTGAAGGAGTACATACTAACCACCTGGCGCTACTTGATGCACCTAGTAAGGAGTGTTTCTTAGCCACGGCTATTCACCCATTCCATAATTTGAATACGTTGTTCATCGGTAGCAGATGTTACCTTTTCAGCACCGATGCTATCTAAGAAGGCTTTGAATTCACCTTTAGCTTTCGTTTTATCAGTAGCTTTTGCCATTACGTCTTTTACTGCTTCACGAGTTGCTTCAAGGCTAGGAATCTCTACTTTAGGTTCTTCAGCTTTTGCTGGTTCTTCTTTAACAGGTTCAGCTTTAGGGGCTGGTGCTTCCTCTTTAACCGGCTCAGCGTTTGGAGTTTCCTTCTTAGCTGGCTTAACGTCATTTGTTGTCCAGTTCGCTGGTTCTACCTCTTTAACAGGAGTACCTACAATAGATTGATATAGGTCTTTCACTTCTTGTTCTAATTCAACTGCTTTATCAACTGTGATTTTTAACTCGATCATTGTTCTATTCCCTTTCGGCTTAATGATGTGATATACTTTAAATGGATATTTTTCTATGCGCCCTTTAGCATTGCCGTGCTTTGGGGTGCTTTTTTTGTGCCCAAGTGCTCGCACTCATCAGGAATGCAGTAATCTTTATTAGGGCACGTTGTACAATCTCGCAATGTCCTCACCTCCTTTCACTAGGCACGTTTGGATAAACGTGTTATTCTATTTACACACGGGTGTATGTCTTTACAGTTATCGCACACAATTCGAGGCTTACCTGTTAGGTACGACCAATTTGTGTAAGGACTTTTAATTCTTTTATTACAGAATGAGCATCGTTTATCGTTCATACTCTTTTAACTCCTCAATCCAGTATCCAGTGAGTAACCAAAGAGTGATACCTAGTAACCCCTGGCACATACCAGTCCATAAATCAATGCGGTCTATTTCGATAGAACCGACAGTTCCTACTACTAATATGGCTGCAATAATGCGAAGCACATAAACTACTTTCATCATGTCTACTCTCCTATTCGTGCCTGGCATCGTTTAGCAAGCCAAGCATTAAACGAATCAACGTGGATAAGGCGTTTACCTCCACGCTTACCGATTTTCATGGACGGGAAGTCAAAATCTTGCGCCCATTCTCGGATAACGGCTTGCGGCACGCTAGCAAGTTCAGCAGCCTCCGCTACCGTAATGCACATCTTGTTCATGGCGACCTCCTAGAATGCTAGAAGCACCAGGGATAACATCACGAATAAACTTATACCTGCGGACAAGCCCAAGGCTAAAATCCATAAGCAACAACTAGCTAGTTCTAATAATTGTTTTTTATTCATAGCTACCTCCTATCTAATTTCGGGTTGTAGTAATCGGTTTCCCAAAAGTCATGACTTTCAGAATCATCGACACACAACGCATAACAGATACCAACGACCGTAGACATTTGTACTGACCGTCCTTTGATAGCTCGGTTTAATGTATCCATCGAGATTTCAGCTTGTTTGATCAGCGCCGTCTTAGTCATTCCTAACTCGTTCATGCGTTCCGTAATGGCTTCGCCGAACATTCTGATTACGAACTCTTTCATAACCTGTCCTCCGTAACGGTTTAACCGTAATCAACTATAAAAAAATAATGTCGTCATACGTTACACCAAATACTTCTTGTATCTTTTTTATGTGAGGAACATCAGGGTAAGATCGTTTGCGCTCCCAATTTCCCCAAGTATCAACAGACACTCCAATCGCTTTAGATGCCGTAAGTTGAGACCAGTTTTTTGAAGCCCTTAACATCTTTAATGTATACTTCATAAGCTACCTCCTTTCTTGATACTCACATCTTGTTTACAGTCATCATTCTACTACGGTTTATCCGTAATGTCCATAAACTAAACTTAAACTATCGTAAAATTTCCGTAAAATATTGATTTTATTACGAAAATGTCGTAATATATAGGTATATTAATTAATATATTCCGTGTTTGAGAGGTTATTATGAGTGATTTAGGTAACAAGGCTATTATGGCCGAGAATATTCAACGACTAATGGATAGTCGCGGAATTGATCGCAATAAAATATGCGCTGATTTAGGGCTAAAGTATACTACGTTTACCGATTGGGTAAAGGGAAATACATATCCTAGAATCGATAAAATTGAGTTATTGGCAAACTATTTTGGTGTTCCTAAATCTGAACTAGTAGAGAAATATACAGACGGCTATTACACTGACCGTGAAGCAGCCGAATTTGCTGAATACCTACGCACACGTCCAGGGGCTCGTATGCTCTTCTCTGCCGCTAAAGATATAAGTAAGGAGGATTTAGAAAAAGCAGTCGAATATATAGAGCTTTTAAAATTAAAAAACAAATAATACACAAGGGAGAGTGTTATATTGGTTGTAAATTTGATTTACTGCGACTTGCCACATGCCAACGCTGTGTCAGAGGAATGTGAAGATATAGATACTCATAATATCTATATAAACAAAAACCTCCCTCATGACCGTATGAGGGAAGAAATTAAGCACGAATTAATGCATATTATTAATGACGACTTCTATTTAGACCATCACGTTAATCTAGTAGAGCAAATGGTTCGTCGAACATGTATTGATGATACCGAACTGGAGAATATAGATTTCTACCATCACTATGTATCAGTGTTATAAGGGATTATATAAAAGGGAGATGTTAACATGAAAAAGACTTTATTAATTACTACTATGCTTGCCTTAGTTACAGTTACAGGATTCGCTAGAACCGAAGTATCTCACGATGAGTTTAAGGCCTTAGACGGCCCAAAGGTACTAGTGCATTACGATGATGGGAGCACGGAATTACTAGACGAGCAGGAATATCTTGAACGTACTATCAGTATGACACAAGAAGAAATGGACGACTTACACAAAGTCGATGAAGGCACTAAAAATGCACTAGCAAAATGGCAAGCCGATCATGAGATACACCAGGCACCATCTGAAGAAGTGCAACAGCCTAAAAAGAAAAAGCACTGGTATGATAACGTACTAGATTCTGTATTTTAGATAAAAAAAATAAGCCCTCACCGCAGTGAGGGCTACTAAAAACTACATACCTTAGAGGTATTTCATTTTTACTCCAATACTATTATATCACATAAAACCTCTAAGGCTTATTTCTTATACTCAAATTTAAGCCTAGGAGGTTATTTTTATGGCTAAAAAACGAGTCGATGGGCGCTACCAAGTATCGAAGATGATAAACGGTAAGCGTAAATACTTTTACGGCACTACCAAAAAAGCCGCTATTGCTGAACGTGATGCTTACGTTGAATCACTAGCACAATGCGCTAACTACGATAACACGATTACAATCGAGCGATGGTGTGAGTATTGGATCCGACTTAAGAAGGATACGATTTCACAGAATACCTTATCCTCTTACCAATATATTATTAAAACCTATATTGTGCCTTTCATAGGCTCGATACGATTAGTCGAGCTAACAGCATTAAACGTAAGGGCTTTAATAAATAGCATGGGCCACTTATCTGCCAGGACTATTAGCTACACGCTGACAGTTCTTAGGGCAATCCTTAAACAGGCGGTCATGGATGAGATAATTTCTAAAAACGTGGCCACTCTTGTTAAGAAGCCCAAGCAAGAGCGTAAACGCGAAATGGTAACGCTATCTAAGGAAGAAGTAGAAACCTTTCTTGAACAAATCGATGATGTCGAATGGCATGCCTTGTTTAAGCTAGCATTTACTACAGGTCTACGCCGTAGTGAGATACTTGGCTTAACCTGGGATGATGTCAATCTTAAGCAGAAGACATTAACCGTCAATCAGACCGTTTTACGTATCGACGAAGTTACGACTATTTCAAAAACAACTAAAAACAGCTCGTCAAGGCGTTCTATCTCACTCGACGATAAAACTATCGCGGAACTCCTAAAACTTCGCACATGCGTCGATAAACGAAGACTAAAAGCAACGAACTGGAGAAATAACAATCTCGTGTTCCCTGGTAAGTTTGGAAATCCTCGTGATCCGGCTAAGGTTTCTTTAAAATGTAAAAAGTTGGCCACCGCAATCGGTAGACCGGACTTTACGATGCACGATACTCGCCATACACATGCTACCTTATTACTAGAAGCAGGCGTAAACTTTAAAGTCGTACAAATGAGGCTTGGCCATTCTTCATATCAACAAACGATGGATACCTACTCACATGTAACTCCAATTATGGAAGCCGATGTGGTAGAAAAGATTTCAAATATATTCTAATTGATGTCAAAATGATGTCAAAGGATACCCTGATAAAAATGATGTCAAAAGAAAAACCCGCACAGTAGTGCTGGTTTATTTGGTGGACCACCAGGGGTTCGAACCCTGGACACCCTGATTAAGAGTTAATTTATACACTACCTATAAATGCAGTAAATGCAGTATTTAACTGCCTTTTATATTTTCACATTTAGCTATATTTCTGTATATTTTTTAATAAATTGATGTCAAAATGATGTCAAATAAAAAAAGCCCCAGGTACTTTTTACCTGGGGCTTGCCTTACGTCCACCCTCGCAAGGCTAGGGAGATATTTGGATCACCTCTTTACCGATGAATCACTACTCCGATTACTGCTCCCGCCCCCACCATCTGAGATAGGTTGCGCTGCATCCGTAGTCGTTTGATTGTTCTCTTGTCGTTGTCGATTTGCCCTTTCAATTCGGTCAATGAGTTCTGCATTTCGGACAAGGTAACCTCTTGCTTCATGGATAGCATTTTTGCTTTCATCAATTCTGTTTCCAATGTCGATATTGTATTGTGTGCTTCGTTCAATTCTTCCCTTTGCTTCATGACTAAGGACTGTACCTCGGTCAATGGAGCGCTGGATGTCTCGATTAAGCTCAACGCTCTCGCGTTGTTGTCTTTCAATTCGTTCCACTGTGTTAAGGGAATCGTTATTGTTGCTTCCGTTTGGTTCGTGGAAGATGTACCAGCAGCAAAAGACGGAGAGGAGCACAATACCACCGATAACAGCATGGCGGTAACTAAGGCTATTAAGTAAAACTTTGATTTTGTCATACATTATACCCCTCCTGCGTAGTCAGTAATCCCCCTAGCGATGGCACGAACGATAGTATCTAAATCATTAGACAGCATAGCGTGATCTTCTTCATTATCGATAAAGGCCATTTCAACTAATACTGCAGTTGCATCTGTACCGTTTAGTACCCAAAGGTCGTCGCGTTTTTTTGTGCCACGGTCTACTGTGTTAATGCTGCGGATGATTTGACTTTGGATATCACCCGCTAATCGTTGCCCGTTAAAAGACTTATACAAAGTTTCTGTACCTCGAGCTTCCGTGTTAAACGCATTACAATGAAGCGATACAAAGATATCCGCGCCCCAAGAATTAGATTCAGAGCATACAAGCCCTAAATCATCATCTTGAAGCGTACGTACTTCGCATCCAGCCGTTTCCAAGTAACACGCCAACATTTTGCCCGCATCACGTGCCACGTCGCATTCACGTGTTCCGTATACCGGGTTAACTGCCCCACTATCCAAGTTAATATCATGCCCCGGATTAATAAATACTTTCATCGTTTATCCTCCTCTTCCAATCTATCGGGAATACCATTATTATTTCTGTCTACCCAAAGTCCTAAGAAGCCTACAATGGCTGTTAAGACACTAGGTATGAATATGTGGTCAATAATATTGATGCCTACATTAATCAGCTTATTCGCTTCGTCTGACACGTACCCACTAATAAAGGACATAACATATTGAGTGACCACCAATAAAATAGGCACTAGCATAATAAACACTAGCGCCCGAGTAGCTAAAATACCTGTTGGGTGGATGTTAGCCGCCCTCACAGATTTATAAGATTGTTTAATTGAATTAATGAGCTTTTGAGGTATGTTCATGAAGTTCATCCTTAATATCCTCAACACGCACTTCTAATGCT